AGTAGGGGCCGCAACGCCGAAGGAGCTACGTCCATGATCCGTGATCGCAACCTCGAACCATCTGCTGATGCGTTCAAGACCGTCGTGTCGCTCTACGTCGAAGCGGGCGCGGCGGAAACTGGCGTCGAAAAATCCTCGGTGCGGATGCCCTACACGGGCAAGGTGCTCAGCGCGTACGTGCGCTGCGCCACCATCACCGACGCCGACGATTCGATCCGCATCGACCTGCACAAGAACGGCGTGTCGATGCTCGGCGCGACCGTCGATCCCGTCGCGGCGGCCACCACCACGTCGCTCGCGCCGACCACCACGACATTCAACAGCGGCGACCTGATCGCCGTCGTCATCACGACCGGCGCGTCCGACGCGTTCACGGGCTCCGTCACGCTCACGACGCGGCCGTACCTCGGCGCGCAGGAGCGGTTCGCCGCGAAGGCGGCGGGGATCTCGATCACGCCGTGAAGTCGTACCCGACGCACGACAACCGCCAGCTGCGCTTTCACGACCAGGTGGTGAAGGCCAGCGGGCGGGCGTCGCCCGATTCGCTCAAGACCTGGCTGGACCCCGCCGACGCGGAGGACAGCGAGCTGGCCGCGCGCTGCATCGCGCTGCGCATCCTCGGGCACTCGATGGCGGACATCCGCGCCGAGACCGGCGTGAAGCCGCACCAGCTGCTGCGCTTCCTGCGCGTCGCGCGGGAGCGCCAGGAGCTGCAGGACATCGGGCCAGTGCTCGATCACGTCGCGCTGCCGCTCGCCGTGGACAACCTCGTCGCGGGGCTCGAAGCAGGCGACCAGAAATACACGCTCGCCACGCTCGGCGGGCGCGGCGCATTCAGCAAGCACTCGAAGAGCGAGACCGCGAACACCGACGTCAAGCTCGAAATCCACGTCGAGATGCCCGATCGCATCGGCGCTCCCGTGGCTGTGATCGACGGCCAGGTGGTCGGCGTGCCGCGCCAGGTCAAGGACGATGCCGGATAAGCCCTGGTGGCACACGGTCGGGGATGCCGCGCTCGCGGGCTGGCAGACGGCACAGGACGCGTACGAAGGGCTGCGCTACAAGCTCGCGCCGAACGAGTCGGAGCGCATGGGGAACGAGGAACAGCGGCCCGGCGCGTATGACGCGGATCGTGTGGCGGAGGCGGGCCTGCCGTCCAGCAAGCGGTTTGCGATGAACGCGATCGATTCGGCTGGGCGCTTCGTCAAGGGCACTGCCGAAGGCGCCGCGATGATGGGCTCGCTGGGCGCGAAGTACATGGGCAGCCCGGCGTCGCTCGCCACGGACCCGACCGTCCAGGCGCTCGGCCAGGCCCACGCGAAAGACCCGTGGACGATCCCCAAGGGTGTGGCCGGGTACGTTGGCGACCGCTACGGGTCGATCGACAAGGCGCTCGCCACGGGCTACACCGATCCGATCGGCGCCGCGTCCGACATCTCCACGGTCGCTACGCTCGGCGGCGGCGCGGCGGCGAAGGCGCCCGGCACGGTCGGCAAGATCGGTCGCGCCGTCGCGGCAGCGGGCGAGATGGCGGACCCGCTCTCCTGGGCGAGCAAGGTCGAGATGCCGCCTGCCGGGCAGCGGTTCAGCCTCGCCGCCGAAGCGGGCGGGTCGCGGCCCGTTGCGGTACGGCCCACGGGGCCGCGTCCGCTGCCGCCCGAACGCGAGCTGCCGCCCGCCGTCGCATGGGAACCGGAACTGCCGCCGCCCGCCGTCGAATGGAAACCCAAACCTGCTGACGCGGCTGGTGAAGCCGATTCGATGGCCGGGCTCGAACGGGCGCGCGAGCCGAATCGCGTCGGCCAGGATCGACCGGAGCAGCGACGCCGCGTCGGCGGCTTTCTGCCGCCCGACGAGCAGAAGGCGTTCCGCGAAGCGTTCACGCGCGACCAGATCGCGCGGATGTCCGGGACGGATCCGCGCTATGCCGTTCACCCGCTGGTCCGGCCGCATCTGCAGCAGCTGATCGAAGCGAATCCGCAGGGCTGGGCGAACTTCAACATCCGGCCGATCGACAACCCGCTGGCCGATACGCAGGCGGCGCACAAGCTGCGCCAGCAAGCGGCGGCCGAAGTCGGGATCACCGTCCCCGACATTCCCGACGACGCGGCGCGACCGGGGTACTTCAAGCCGTACAGCAAAGGCGATCCGCGTGCGCAGACCGGCGACCTGTTCGTCCCGGGGATCAATGCGCCTACGGGCCAGGTCGAGCGGCTGCTGCGTGACCCCGACGAAATGAAAGCCTTCCTGCGGGAAGAGGGATTCCACGGCTACGACATGCTGGAAGCCCGGCGCGGCGGCGAGGATCCCAATGCCCTGATCGCGCGCCAAACGCGCGAAGCGCTGGAGCAGACCGGCGGCGATTTCAGGAAAGCGCACGCGCTCATTCCTGCGGAACAGAAGGCGGCCCGGGGCGTTGCGCATCGCGCGGCGCGGGACGACCTGCGCGGGCTGAACGACGCCATCCGTGGGCTGCGTGAAGCCACCAAGCGCATGGAAATGGAACCGTCGGTGCTGCGCGCGGCCGATCGCGCACGCGCCACTAACCGGCCGATGGTCGGCGCGTTCGACGCGCGGGACTGAGCGATGCCGTCCCCCACGCTGCACGCGAACCCGGGCAATTCCTTTTCGCTGCTCTACAACCCGTACCAGCAGGCGTTCCTGGCGGCGCGACGGCAGCGCCTGGCGGACGGGTCTCGCGCGTTCAATCGCTTCGCGCTGATCGCCGGCCGTCGTGGTGGAAAGACGCTGATCGGAGCGCTCGCCGCCGTCGAGGAAGCGAGCGTTCCGAACAGTCTCGGCTGGTGCGTCGCGCCCACCTACGGCGACCTGCACGACTACGTGATCCCCGCCGTGATGCAGGTACTGCCCGAATCCTGGCGCAAGCCGGGCGCGGCGGGCTGGTCCGCGTTTCACCAGACGCTCACGCTCGTCAACGGCGCGCAGATCGCGTTCCGCTCGGCCGACGACCCGGAGCGGATGCGCGGGCCTGGCCTGAACTGGCTGTGGCTGGACGAAGCGCGCAAGGTCTCGCGCCTGGTCTGGGACACGGTGAAACCCGCGCTGATCGACAAGCGCGGCGCCGCGTTCATTACCACGACGCCGAACGGGTACGACTGGGTGTACCACACGTTCTGGAAGATGGCGGACAACCCGAAGTACCGCCGTCCCGGGTACTGGGCGGTTCGCTACCGCACGATCGACAACCCGTTCATTACCGAAGAGGAACTCGAAGAGGCGCGAGCGACCACGGAGGATCTGTGGTTCAAGCAGGAGTATGAGGCGGAATTCGTCTCGTTCGAGGGCGCCATCTACGGGCATCGCACGATGCCGTGCGTCCTCAACAGCGACGAGGAAGTGCGGCAGCGGTTCCTGCCCACCTGGCCGACGATCCCCGCTGACCTGCCGGTCCTGATCGGGCTCGACCCGGGCGCCGACCACCCGTTCGCCGCCGTCAAGATCGTGGCGACGCCGAAGGGGCTGCTGGTCGTGCAGGAGTACGCGCGGCGCATGTCGTCGTACTCCGATCACGCCGAGTACCTGCAGCGCTGGGCACACGGCCACCAGGACGTGCGCTGGGCGATCGACCGCACGGCGAACCAGGCGCAGATCGAGCTGGCGCATCTCGGGCTCACGACGTCGAGCGCGGAAAACTCCGTGGTGCTCGGGATTCAGCGCGTGCAGGCGTGGCTGAAAACGGAGCGCATCGGGTTCGTCGCGGCGCGCGTCCCGATGCTGCTCGAAGAGCTGCAGACCTACCGCTGGAAAGACACCTCGAACCTCGAAGGCGAGAAGGGCCGCGAGCAGCCGTTCAAGGTCGATGACGACCTGTGCGACGCGCTGCGCTACGCCGTGATGCTCTGGCCGGAGCTGCCCGCCGATCCGCCGCCACGACGCGGGCGCGATCCCGAAGCGATGCCGCCTGAGATGCGCTGGGCGTGGGAACGCGAACAGCGGCTCGTGTCGCCCGATGACGACGGCACAACCGAATGGTCGCATCTCGAACCGGCCTTCGATGAGAACTGGTCCCCGACCGGAGATATGTGGGCGCAGTGATGTTCTACCGAGACCAGACCAAGGCGATCGAAGCGCTCACCGAGCTGCTCGCGGCCGAGCGCGAGCGCTGCGCGCGAGCGGAAGGCGCGCTCGACCTGGCGCAGCGCCAGCTCGAAATCGCGCAGAACAATTTTGAGTGGGCGCGTCTGCGCCTGAACCAGATCGAGACCGAACGCAGCGCGATCCTGCAGGCGCTCGTCAAGGTGCCGATCGTGCCGCTCGCCATCGAGCGCGCCGAGACCACGACCAGCGGCAACGGGCTGCCGAATACGGTCGGCTTCGACTTCGAGGACATCGGGGACGACGCAGCGCGGCGGCTCGGCATTGACCACGCGTACGAGAGCTAGTCATGGACTACGGGAGCGCTGCAGTCGGCACCTCGCCGCCGCCAGATACCGGCACGCCGTCACCGGAAGGGCTCGACGCGGGCGTGGCCCGCGCGTTCGGCGCCCCCGGCCTGATGAACGCGGGACCGGACTACTCGAACGACAAGCGGCTGCTGGAGATTTTTGAAGAGGACAAGAAGGAATGCCTGGACGCGCGCTGGGTATTCGAGCGCCAGTGGTGGCGCCATCTGCTCTACACGCTCGGGCGCCAGTGGATCTACTACGACCGCAAGCGCGGCCAGTGGCTCGACAAGCGCATGGCGAAGTGGATGCCGCGTCCCGTCACGAACAAGGTCGCGGAAGGCGTCGAAGCGCTGCTCGCCATGTTCGCGGGCATCGAGCTGGCGACGCTCGCGCGCCCGGTCGGCGGCGACATCCGCAACGTCGCGGCGGCCGAAGTAGCGGACGAGATCCAGCCGTTCATTCACGAAGAGCACGAGATGAATCGCGTGATGCGCGATCACGATTTCTGGCTCATCGTGACGGGCAACGTGTTCCTGCATCCGTGCTGGGACAAGACCGGCGAGTCGGGGTTCCTCACGATCCCGTTCGCGCGCTGCCTCACGTGCCAGCAGGTCAGCTCGCCCAAGGAGCAGGGCGATGGGCCTGTGCCGACGTGTCCGACGTGCGGCGGGCTCACGTTCGACAACACGCCGACCGGGCCGGACGGTCAGCCGATCGTGGAGCAGCAGCGCATCGGGCGCGGCAAGACGGTGGTGGTCTCGCCGTGGGAGATTGCGATCCCGGCGATCTACACGACGTTCGAGGACACGCCGAAGCTGATGCGCATGTCCTGGCGGCCGAAGGACTACTACCTGCAGCAGATGCCGGAGCTGGCGAAGAAACTGAGCTGGGAGACGACCCCGCACGAGCGCTCGCTGCAGCTGCTCCGCACGCTGGCGACGCAGAGTGATTTCAGCTCGATGCCGCTGTCCTACACCTGGGGCGCGGGGCAGGAGCTGGAATCCACCGGCAAGAGCGAATACGAGATTTGGCGCAAGCCGACGAAGGAATGGCCCGAAGGGCTCTACTTCAAGGTGGTCGGGGAAGGGTCGAGCGCGCAGATCGTGCGCGAGGGCGAAGAGCCAGGCCCGCTGCCCTACCAGACGAACGACAACCAGCCGATTTTCAACTGGATTCACACCGGCTATCAGCCCGTGGGCGGGCGGCTCTGGGCGCGCGGCCCGCTGGAGCTGGTGATCCAGAAGCAGGACCAGATCAATCAGCTGGACGCGCTGATTCAGCTGATCATCCAGCGCACGGCGAACCCGATCTGGCTGGAGCCGAAGGGCGCCGAAGTGCGCTCGTTCACGGGCGAACCTGGCCTGGTCGTGCGCTACAACTCGCTCGCCGCGAACGGTGCGAAGCCGGAACGGATCCAGGGCGAGAACGTACCGCCGACGCTCTTCCAGCTGCGCCAGCAGTACCTGACCGACTTCGAGCAGCTCATGGGGACGTTCGACGTCATCAAGGGCGCGAAGCCGACTGGCGTCGAAGCGTTCAGCGCGCTGCAGCTCCTGGTCGAGCGCGGGCAGTCGCGGTTTGCGACCGTGTTCAGCGAGCGCGGCGAAGCGTACCGCAAGTGGTTCCAGATGGCGCTGGAGCTGGAGCGCTCGTACGGGCCGACCGAACGCGTGCTCGCCGTCGTCAGCCCGAACAGCGGCTGGACCTACAAGCATTTCGAGAACGCGGATCTGCAGGGCGCGGTCTCGATCATGGTCGAGGACGGCACCGACGCGCCCAAGACGAACCTGGGCCGCCGTGCCGCGATCGAGCAGGCGAACCAGCTCGCGCTGATCAACCCGCAGGATCCTGAGCAGCGCTACAACATCCTCAAGAGCCTGGGCCTCAACGACCTGGTGGAGACGCTCGACTACGACGTCAAGAGCGCCAAGCAGGAACAGGACGCGTTCGAGCAGTGGGTGGCGGCGCCCGAATTCCAGCAGATGCTGCCGCAGCTGGACATGGCCGTTCAGCAGTGGCAGCTGCAGATGCAGCAGTACCAGCAGCAGCAGCAGGTCCAGCAGCTCGCGGCAGCGGCCATGGAGCTGCCGATGCAGCAGGCGCCGCCGCCGCAGCTGCCGCCGATGACGCCGTTCCAGGCGAAGCTGTGGCACGAACCGTCCGTCCACTTTGGCGAGCACCGCAAGTGGGCGAACGGCGATCGGGCGCGCGAAATCTTCCAGCAGTTCCCGGTCCTGGAGCAGTTTTTCACCGCGCATCTGCAGGAACACCAGATGGCGATGCAGCCGCCCGCGCCCGCCGAACCGCCGAAGAAGGGCGGGGCGATGGAGCGCTCGAACAGCGAGAGCGGCGAGCACCACGAGCGCACGGGCAGCAACGAAGGGGCCGACAAACGAGGGCCGGAATAATCGTGGCGATCGGGTTCGTGACGGTGAGCTGCGCGATGACCGGCCCGGGGGCTCGGCCCGCGCTCGTGCCGCCGCACGTCTGCCCTGACGGAGCGCCCGTGAAGTGGCTGCAGCATCCGTCGTGCGGGCGGTACTGCGGGTACTCGTGTCTGCCGGATCGGTGGCGCGAT